GTAGCAGGCACACTCAAAAAAACCGGTTTAGCAACCTTCCCACTCTTAGCATTATTGCAACGACGGCACGCAGCTGCCAAGTTCTCAGGCTCATCTGATCCATTCCGTGACCTCGGGAGTATGTGATCTACCTCGTTGGCTTCACCACCGCACATATAGCAGGTGTATTGATCGCGTTGAAGTATCTCTAACCTGACCCGTTTCCACTCTGTTGATTGAAGTGATAGTCCCATTAGTACCAGCCCTTTTGATTGCTGTGCCGTAGTGCACTGCACCCATCATCGTATCGTGCTCTTATGTATTTCATCATCCAAGTTATCTGCGCCGTTGGTGAGGCTGTGGCCAAGTACCGTGTGCGACCTTGCGCGAGGCCGTAGTGGGAACCGTTCACCGCTTTAGGATTGTTAGAGGATTCTTTAAATATCAATCTCTTTACGCATTTGTACTCTTTGTAATCTCTAGTGATCTTAAGCAGGTGCACTTCCCAAGTCTGTTGATCTTGTTGCTTTGCGTTTGCTGGTAGTGCAGCTGTAAGACAAAGCCCAAGGCATAACAACAACCTTAATGCCCCCCCATATCCCCCCCATTGGAGGAATGGCCGTTGATCAGGGCAGGCCAGAGGTTGCCCCTCTAACGGGCTACAACGCACAATCAGTGCGCCCTGCTGTTTATCCTCACGCAGTTGAGTTGGATGCAAGATGTTACACCCTACGACTTAGCCACAATAGGCAGGTTGGGCAATCACGGTGTGTCGCTTCTAACCACTGCCCACATCCAGTGCATCGGCTTATGTTTCGATCCATTAAATGTACTCCCCTTCCAAAGTGCGTGGTTTGCGTTTTAAGGCCTGTTCATCCATTGCCACTGTGACAAATAGGCAATCAAGGCATTGAATCATTGAGAGCCCCTCTGGCAGGTCGTAGCAGGTGTATGTGCTAAATGGTGCAGGGCCTTGACATACGCCTCGGCATTTGAAGTACCTAATGCCATCAAGCATTGTTTGCTCCATAAGCACCGATCCTTTTGCCTCGCCTAATGTGTAGGAATCCAACCACCTTGGTTACTGTGTCAGTATTAGCAAACTCGGTAGTTGCAGGCAATCCATCAAAGTAATACCACCCTGGCATTGTAAGTTTGTTTAAATTAAATGACCAAATGCCTTTTGGTGTTGAGCAGATGTAGAGCGCGGTCTTGCCAATGTTCCAAGCCTTTTGAGTTACCGCGTGGTACTTGTCGCGCTCTATCATTAGTTCATCGTAATGAGTTTGACGGCTCTTGAGTTCAATGTAAACCCCTAGCTGCTCACTCTCACAATCAAACCGGCCAACCGGATCAGGGTTCATCAATAGATCAGGTATGTATCGATTTTTAAGGTATAGAAAGAGCTGCATTTCATTCATTGCGATCAATCGCTCGGCACTTGGCGCACACAAATATCTGGTCACTCATAATGCCACCGGTTGTAAATTGCCTAGTGTTGCATCCATCGCAGACTTCAGAATCGTGATCACTTACGCCATTGCTGGTGAAGTGCAGGGCTGTTTTATCAGGAAAGTACACTTCCAAGTCGCCCATTTACAATCACCTTCAATCCACAACAATCCCATTTGAAAATGAATACTGGTGCTAATCCAAGATTATTGATAATTGCTAATGAGGTTGATTTATTTCTTTTATTTAACCCAAGAGTTGTGTCATCTAGGATTTCAGCACTGAAAGATTTTTTTTCGCATTTACATTTTGCAATTAATTTTCTAGCCACGCTTCACCCACTCTTTGCCATCCATCCCTACTGGGGCGCATTGTTGGCTCTTAGGTGTTGCCTCGCAAAAATAGCCTTCCCACTTCTTGCCTGCGGCACTGGTTCCACTCTTGTGGGCTCTTGTGCCGTGCTTGCAAGGATGCGCACGCTCGTTTGGCTCACGCTCAATCGGTGTTGCTATTGCACTCAATACTTGCATTGCCGTTGCCAAGTCTGGATCTGCTGGTTTGTTCCAAAGATCATCGTTTGGCACTGAATCACCAGCTGCAACCCTTTGCACCTTTGCCATCTCCTCACGGCTCGGGCGTTTGCCAATCTTGGCTTGGAATCCAGCAGTGGCCAACACTCGACCAATTGCACTGGTGCATCCATTCTCAAGGGCAAAGTTGGCGTTTACACCGTGAGTTGCAATGATTTCTTGCGCGTAGTCAATGGCAATAATTGTGCCGTCATTACGATAGGCAGTGGCTTTGATAATAAAGCACTTGCCATCATTATGCACCAAATCGGTATCAATCCGACCTTCAGGATATTTCACCCAAAATAGGGCAATGCGCTCATCAACTGGTTGGTAATCATCAAGGTTAAATGCCATTAGTTAGGTTCCAATCCTGCTTGGCTTTGGTGTACCCGATCGCACGGCCTCGTTTGTAACCTATGTGCTTGCCATCTCGGTGGCCTATTGCGTATCCAAGAAGTACGCATCCAAAACAAATTGCTATATACATTGCCACCATTACTGCAAATGCGGTGTTTGCTGCCATTTTCTAGTCCTTTCCTAGTCCGTGCATTCAGTGTGACACTAGGGGCAGACATTGCGCAACATCCACCCCGCGTGTCGGGCTCTACTCTTTTGGTGCTCTACCGTATTTGTCATCATTTGTGCTCAAGGCACGCATAATGACCGGCAAAAGAGATGCCCAAAGTCCATTGGCTACCATTTTCCAATCCTCACCAGAAAACTCAATTGGTGATTTTCCTATTGTGGCCATCAAGGTCAATAGGATGGTTAGCAAAGCACGGATATAAGTTCCGCAAGCTGCTTTTATTTGTGCTGCCATTTACTGCTCCAATCCAAGCGCAGTGATGCGCTCTGTTGCCTGTTTAGGGGTCAGGCAAACTTCAAAATGCATTTCATCTTTACGGTTGCGATAAGTACCGCCCCACTTCAAGCCGTACTTGGCGCACAATTCAATAATTATTGCAGGCTTGCCCTCGGCAAATGTATTTTCATCACCAAGTTTATGCCGGTTTGCGTTCAGATCAATGGCCGTGCCACTGCTGTGGTTGCTTAGGCGATCCTCACGGCCTCGCACCATTCGGAAACAATAACCCCAATCATCCAATGCGCCTTTGTCTATCGGCTCAATTTTCTCGTTAAACTCAGCTGCAAATGCTGCCAACAATGGGCCTGCCTTTTTAGCACATCTGATCTTTATATCAGTGCCCTTGATCAAATAAGACTTAATGCCAATCTCAGCAGGATCTTTGCTCGCTGGCCAACCGTTGTCAGATTTTAAGGTCGTGGTCGGCATTGCTGCAATCCCAACAATAGGTGTCAGTATTTAAAACTAATTCAGCGTGTCCACATTTGGGTTTAGGGGCAATAAAAGCATCTGCATCGGCATCATATTTGTAAAACAATCCCGCGTAATTATATCTAATACGCGCGTTGTAACTCGTACGCTTGCAGACTTGACCTCTAAAATTACCGTACCAAGTTTCAGGGTCTAAACCTTCAATCAGTTCTGTTTCGTCAATTCCAGGTATAACCTCGGTAACGATATTGTTTTCATCTAAAAATGCGTAATGCGCCATTATGCCCAACTCACATTTCCGGTACCGGCTGTAATTGTTGCCCGTTTGTAACCACCGCTAGGCGAACTTTCTGTCCCCGTTAAACCAGCGCCAATAGTAATAGAGTAAGCGTCTGGATATCGCAATATGCAAACTCCGCTACCTCCCGCTCCGCCAAGCCCTGTAGTACCTTGCCAACCACCGCCGCCGCCTCCACCTGTGTTTACATCTCCAGGCAAACCGCTTTTATTTGTAGTTGAACCTTCTCCACCTGCACCGCCCCCACCAGTTCCACCTGACAAGCGCGAACCGCCTGAATTAGAACCGCCACCGCCGCCACCGCGACTAACCGCTGACCCTGTAATGCTACTGCTCAGCCCATCCCCGCCTTCACCATTTGCGTCTGTATTGCCAAGTTCACCTGCTCCGCCGCCGCCACCGCCTACGGTAGTACCTGCCCCACCGTTAAACCCTTGAACGGTTGCGTTTCTAGTTCCACCTGCCGAACCCGTAGCCCCTGTAGTGCCGCCACCGCCGCCTGAACCGCCATCACCGCCAACTGTAGGAGGGATACCATAAGTACCGCCATAACCACCGCCCGCGCTGGTAATCGTTGAGAAAACGCTATTGATTCCAACATTTCCATTTGAATTACCTGGTGGTGTAGCGCCACCGGCTCCAACTGTTACTGTGTAATTTGTACTCGTTGCAAGTGATAGAGAAGTTTCATTACTTCCACCGCCGCCTGTTGTTTCACCGCTAACAGAATTCCGATATCCACCCGCGCCGCCTCCGCCGCCCGCACTAGAGCCGCCTGAACCGCCTCCCGCAATAAGCAAATAATCTACAGTGAGCGGTGGGCTTGCTTTAGATGAAATTGCGCCTATTGCTATGTTGCCAATCATTATGCAACTGCTCCAACAACTGTCCAAGTATCTGTACCAGTTTTGATGCAAACCGCTGCTTTGTATTGAGCCACGGTAGGACTTGCACTTGTCGCACCCGCACTGGTCACCGTAGTTGTGCCTGGTGTTACCGCGTTAATTGTAAGCAATCCTGCACCTGAATTAAGAATAGTTATGGCCGTACCTGTGGCATATGCCAAAGTTGCATTTGTAGGAATGCTAACGGTCTTGGTTGATGCATTTGAAGTAATGACAAGTGCCTGGTACTGGTCAGCCGTTGCAAGAGTGTAAGTTGCACCTGATTGAGTGTTGATCGTGTAGGACACTAGCCCGTTAAACATTGCAGCACTGAGCACATCACCTGTAGCTGCTGGAAATCCTGTTGCCATCTATTGCTCCTTTGTGGTTAGTATGATAGTACCGAAGTGCCAAGAATCCCGTATTGACTCGACCCAATAATGAATGCGTCAATGATCGGTTCGAGAGTTGTGAAGTTCGTAACCCAAGTGTTTGGAGTAACCGCGTGAGATACACCAAAGATCTGCAAGGTTTTGTCCAGAGTACTGGTGCCAGATGCAGCCGGTTGCGTGCTCTTTACGGTTATGGGGTCAAAGTAATCTAACTCCAACGCAGCTGTAACACCGGCCGTGCTGGTTGTGTTTAGGTCAATGCTCAACATATCCGTGCGCACCGCGGTTGCCTGCCTAGATGCAATATAAGCCCTGACATAATCCAAGGCCACTGCATCGGTTTGCATAATTAAATCAGTGCGGTTGTAAGAGTGCTTAAAATAAAGAGCAATAGATGCAGCATTTTCGGCTGTTTGAGCCGTGCCACCAATTCGCGTAACACTGCCTGAGTTGTAAACCAAATCATCATTAAATAAGAACTTAACCTGTGAATAAGGGATTGCCGTGCCGTCATCGCTAAAAATTGTAGGATTGGCACCAATGCTGGATGCAGTAAACGCTCGATCCTGAAAAACCATATTGCCTGAGGCATCAATGTAAATGCTGCCATATTCTGAATCCGTGCATTGTTGTAATTTGGCCAAGGCTGTTGCGCTAGTTGTAGGGTTTGCTTGAACTGTGGTTTGCCCTGCATCAATATCGCGCATTGAGGGTGGCCAAGAAATGCTGTCCAAAATCTGCCCAATTCTTGTGCCACTCAAATCTCCGGCTGAGGATCCTGCAACGGTTGTAAGGGTGGCAAGGTTGGCAAGTCTAAATCCATCTACGGCTGTGATTGTGGTTGTGCTTACAACCCCAACATCTCGGCTTTGCTGGTAATTAAAACCAGTGGTGTAACCCGCGAACATTGCCCAAACAATCCCAGTGGCCGGATCTGTGGCAGTTATAGTGATCTTGCGCAAGGGTTGGATTAGGCCGTAATAAGGGCTGGCCGTGTTCTCAGGGTTAAATGCACCCTCTTGGTCTGCAATCACAACACTGCAAGTACCGGTCTGAAATACATCGCTGAGTGCGTTACGGCCTCGGTTGATATTTACGGCCTGCACTGTGTCTGAAACATCGGCTGTGATGGTTGCAGAATCGGCCAAAACATTCACGCCAAGTACACCAGATCCAATGATCATTGCTTGCCCAAATGATGGGCCACTTGAGAAGTTAAGAATTACCGCAATTGCTGGCAGGCTCATTAACTAGCCAAACCTGTAGTGCTCCACCCATTGCGGTTGGCCTCTTGCAAGGCTGCTTGCATAATTCTTGCCAACTTCGCTTCCTCAGATATAACCCCTGCGTTGAATGTCATATTTACTGTGGTTGGCCCTAATAAGCCTTGTTTCAATTCTGTTGCGCTGTAACCACTTAAATCAGGTGCAGTGGCCCCACCAGCGTTTGTGCTTGGCATCACTGGCATTGATGGCGCAATTGGTGCTTGCGTTCCAGCATTTGTGCCACCTGGTGCAAGTGAAGTACCTGCAAACAATCCACCGGCATAAGTAACAATTGGCACTGGCAATTTGGTTATCTTTGCCAAAGTGCTTTCAACATCTGCCAGGGCTAATTTGTTGAGGTTGATTGTGTCTTGCAACGCTGAAATCTTGCGTGCGCGGTCTGCTGCATCCGCGTTGATCTTGGCCTGTTCTAGATTTTTTAAAGCTGTTATATCGTCGTTAGTATCCTCGGTTTTAAGGGCACGCATTGCTAAAAGGCTTGCGCGGTCTAGGTCGCTAATTTTGCCCTTGAGTGCAGCTGCTATTTGTATGGCATCAATGTCAAACATACCTTGCAACTTGGTTGTTGCTGCCGCTTTTTTCATATCCTCAGTGGTTTTGTTTGTTGCCTTATTAAACTTTTTGATCACTGTTGTATCAAATAGCCTGCCCCAACCACCAGCAACTTCCATTTCTCTAATTCTTTTACCAGCTGCCGAGGCTGCTGTAGCTGCATCTGATAAGCCTTTACCAAGTGCATTGATTAAAGGCAATAAGACATTGCGACCAAACCAACTATCTTGAAACGCTTTATCTGTTGAGGCAAAGAAGGTTTTAATGTAAACCGGCAAACCTCTGAATATATCGCCTATTTTAACGCCTAAATCCTCAAGTGCTAAACCTAAATCTGTAATTGAATTAGTTTTAGTGAAACCTTTTAAGAAACTGATAAGGCCTTTGCCTATGTTTTCCAAGGCTTTGCCTGCTGATATTTTTAAGATTGCCAACTGGCCTGCATAAGTTGTTATATTGTTTTTTGCCGCCCCGCCAAATGTTTTGTTTAATTGGTCCATCAATGTAGCCATATCACCGGCCTTTAGTGCAGCTTGATCTAATCCTGGTATAAGTTTCTTTAATGCCATTGTTTGCCCAGCAAAACCTTTGCTTAACGCATCTGTGATTGCTGTGAAATCATCGCCGGTTACTGCTGCAATATCAGTTGCAAGAGCCAACGCCTCATAAGATTTGGCTAAATCATTTGTAACGGTAATTATTTGACCGAACGCCGGTCTGATTTCTTGGTCTGCAATGCCTGTTGCTCTGCTTAACTTGTCAATAAAAGATTCAATTGGCACTTGCTGAAATGATCGCCCTAAATTATCCAAAGTAAATGCCAGTACCTTGATGCTTTTTTCATCGGCAATTGCTGCCTGCGCTGAGGACTTGGCAAGTGCAACAAAACTTGCACCCATCGCTGCAAAGGTCAATTTTCTGGCAAGGCTTGTTTTCTTAAATGATTTGCTAAGTTTTGCCAATCCTTTTTCAGCAGCTGCAACACCTTTGTTTGAGTAGGCAGTTATGATGCTGTATTTAATTGCTGGCTCGGCCGCCATTATGCCACCGCCTTTGGCATCTTTTCGTGGGCTATTCGTGTGGCCTTAGTTATAGAAACCAAGATTGCAGCCCTTGCACGCTTTTGATTTTTCTCTCCGGCTCTGATTACCAACCGGCCTTGCTTGCCTCTAACTGCGACACTTTGGGCGGTTATGGCATCAATAAAATGTCTGCCAGCATCCTCATTATAGGATTTGCTATATTTTTTAGTTTGAGTGCGTTTGTAGTTTCCTGCCGGTGGTCTGCCGTTAGGATTTCTAGTACCTGCCACCTCGTATATCATACCGGCTGCGTTTTTGTTTATGATAGTAAACAAGCTGCTAAATCCTTGTTGATTAATTTTGGTCTTGCCTATTTTGAAAACAATGCCTTTTTTGATAGCTGCTGGGTCAAAAATCAAGCGTTCCCAAACCGTGCCTGGTGCTTGCTTAGCCCAATTGCTTAAACCAGCAGGGGTCGTACTAGGCGCAAATCCTCTGGCATCATCTCTGATTTCAGTTAAAACAACTTTAATCTCTTTGTTCATTTCATCGTAAACAATACGGTGTACTTTTTTAAGTACTTTCAAAGTTTGCTCAAGTCCGACCACTTCTTTTTCGGTTGCCATCCTTGATTGCCTTTGTCCTTTCCTCTAGCACTCGTAATATCATCTTGAGCATTACCGGATCCATCCCGATAAACTCGCTGGGAGCAATCCCAGTTTCAACACTTAGACTAGCGACCAAATAGGTGAGTGAGTCTTTGCCACTCAATCCCCTAAAGGGTCGCTATCTAATACCTCCACTGCCTTCAGCGTTTCCAAAAACTTTTCACCAAACACTGGCACGGTTTCGCCGGATCGCCGGATGGCTTCCCAACATAACCAATAGACCTGCGATTGCATAGCATCCTCAGAAAAACATTTATGAATGCCTTTTTTGTAATGCTGTTCAAATGCATATTCAATTGTTGGTGTGATTTCAAATTCTTGAACCTCACCGGTAGTGCGTGTTATTTTTAACTTAGCCATTGCCTAGCCCTTCAGGTTAGTTGTTACGCGGTTACATCCACAACAATTTTGCTGTTGCAAGTGAAAGTGATGGATTGTGTGCTGAGATCGCCAACTGCACCATTTACTGGTGTGAGGTTGTTTACCAAGATTGTGGTTTGGTACTCAGGATTTGTTGCACTTATTACTGCGCTGGTTGGTTTAATTGTCAAAGGCACGGTCGTGCCATAAGCTGCTTGCAAGGTTGCTGCAACTTCGGCTGATGCATAAGAGTTCAAAAAGTCCAGCGTTACGGTGCTAGATTCCAAACCAGCAACGAAAGTGTGTGAAAGACTTCCCATTGTGGTGGTTTCCAATTCATCGAATGCTTGATTGATTGTTGCTGCTGTAACTTGGTCGCTTATATCAACCGAGTTAAGCGTCACAACCAAAGTATTATTTAAGAAGGTTGTTGTTGCCATTATTCTGTGTCCTCATCTTTCTTTGGTTTTTCGTTTACCGGTTTGATTGAGCCACCCTGTATGAGTGCTTCAATGTTAGTGTTTGGGCTTAAGTCCTTCTCAGTAATGATTGAACCGGCTAGTTTGCCACCCACTGTGCCTGCTAAAACTTTGTAATTCATTCCTAACTCCAATCCGTTAATACTTCGATTGAGCAATCCATTGTCAAAAGATCGCCCGTTGCTAGGGCTAGGGTTGAAGGTGCGCTAAATCCTGAAATGTTAAGGGTGTATGCAGCTGCTGCAAGTTTGGTGTACACGGCTACGGCAAAGGTTTCAATGCTATTGAGGTTCCCTTGGTTATCGAGAAGGGGCACAAGAATCATAATCTTGAACCGTGCAAATGGCTGAATGCTGGATCTGGTCTGGTTGTTTGGCACCAAATACGGATCATCAGGCATCACAACAACTGAGTTGGCAATTGGTGCGCTAGGTGGAAAGGCAAAAGTGCTCCAAACACCAGCATTGGCCAAAGTGGTTGCAAGTGTTGTTCGCAGGGTTGTTATTGCTGTTGGCATTATCCAACCATTGCTGTTGGGGCCATATATGGGGCAAGAAGGCCACGCACGCGGGCAATCAAGGTGTTGCCCATCTTAAATGGTGAAGGTGCAAAGCCGTCAATGCTTGCGCCTTGACCGCTCGGGGCCTGTCTGGCCTGCCAAATGTCCACTGCAATCATCATTGAGGCTTCGCGTACTGCTGCAACGCTGGCATAAGCAGTGCTGTGATTTGGCCCTTTAACTAGCCCGTAAGGTCGAACCAAATGTGTTATTTGATTGCTGGCTGTTCTTGAATAAGTAAAAGTAAATTCTGTGTAGCCAGTTATTGTGTAAGTGCCATTAAATGTTGCTGTGTCTGATTTAGTAATTGTTACGCTTTGGCCGGTAACAAATCCGTGGGGCTGTGTTGTTGTGATTGTCGCAATGTTGTCGTTTAGAGCAGTTGAATAAACCAGTGCTGAGTTATACCAAAGGTAAGAATCAATAATATCTTGGGCACTTTGGCAAACTTCCTCAACCACTGAATCTGAATAGAGCGTGCCAATGCCAAGATTTGTGCGAAGTTCAGCCATCGTCACATAAGTGGCGGCCATTGGTTGCTCCTTTCAGTTTAGAGGCCAACCCCCTGCCGGACTAGGGGCAAGGGGCGGCCGGTCTAGGGTTTAGATCAGGTTAGGTTGTAACGCTGTAAACCTGCACCTGTGAGTGTTTTAACTGCCATAAATCCAAAGAGTTCAGTTTCAATTTCACCTGATGATGGAACATTGGTTGAAAGTTGAAGCACTGGGGATTCGTAAACTGCAATTGCTGATGGTGTAACAATAAATGCACAATCATCAATGGTTGTTGAAACCATCTTGCTGTCCACCCAGAGGTCTAATCCCATCATATCCCCACGCAATGAGCGTGGCGCGGATTGTCCGTTGGCATTCATCGGAGCAGCTGCATTGAAAATGCTTCTCCCCGTGGTATCCAAGCTGCCGATTAATAAACTCCAAACGGAAGTGCCTGCAATAAATGCAGATGCAACTTCGCCTGTGCCTGCATAAACTGCTGGTGCAGCCTGTGCAACATAAGCCTGTAAACCTGCAATGGTTGCTGCTTGTGCTGTTGCTTGAGTTCCACCGGAAACAATTTCTGCAATAACTGCTGCATCGGTTGCACCGTTGTAAGCACGGGTCATATTTTCAAGCATTGCATCAAAGAATGAAGGATCAGCACGCAATAGCAATTCTTGGCTGTAGCGTTGCAAACCTGCATATTTTTTAACTGTTGCATTTACATAAGCAGACACAATGCCGGTTTCGCTTGGAGCATCGCCCTCAGCGGTTAGTGCAACGGTGCCGGAAGTTGTAATTTTTGGATGTGAGATTGTCATTCCTGATGCAGGCAAAACGCGTGCTCCACCAAGTGCATCAATGGTTGGGCGTGCACCAATTGATGTGTCAATAACTGTTGGCACATATTGAACTGGGCTAAATGCTGGGTTTGTGGTAAATGAATCATCAGCAAATGTCATTGCCTTGCGTGCAAATGCATCAGCAGCGCGAACATATTGCACTGAATCATCATTGCCAAGTTTTGCATAAATTGAGTGTTGCAAGTATTGAGATTTTGTCTTAATTGGTGAACGCACTTCAGTGTGTGCCACTGGAGTGTGTGATGGTTGTGAGGCTTCGACCGACTTGGCGGCTTCTACCTCTGGTGCTGGGGTAGCGTTGTCCACGCTGGCCTCACTTTCGGTTGGTTGGGTTGTTTCCTCTACTGGTTCAGGTGTGGCTTCACTAGCTGCAACTGATTGAACCGCTGCACTAGCAAATGCCGCTGCCTGTACCAAACTCACTTCACGCAGGCTTGCTTTTGTAACATAAAGAATCCCGTTGCGTGGCTCTGCTGCATCAACAATTACGCCAACACTTAATCCATCGCGCAACTCTGATGCCTCAATAAGTGCATCATTGCCTTTGGTTGTTGGTGCAACTTTAAAGGATGCGTAAATGCCTGAGGCATCCTCACTTGCACTTTGCATTATTCCAATTGGATCTTTTGCGTTGTGCTCAAGTAAAAGTTTAATTTTGCCACCGGTGTTGTAACTTATGGAATTGCGCTCAAATACAACCGCGCCTGCACTGGTGTGCCCGATTTCGCCAAAGGGTACGATCTTGCCGGCAATGATTCGCCGGTCTGCATCTGCTGCTTCAACTGTTGTGTTAAATGTCAGGTGTAAAGGTTGTTCCACTGCCTGCTCCATTCGGGGTTAGATCTTCCATTGCTTTTGCTTGATCTAGTGTGATCAAATTAAGTTGCAACATTTTTTCAATTACTGCCAAGCGTGTCATTGCATCTGATCGTAAAAAAGTTTCATCTAACTCAAAGCGCACTTCATTGCCACGGGCAGTAAGATCATCCATTGATAAGCGTTGTTCAATTGCTGAGATAAATGGGCGCAATGTGTAATCAACAAATTGGCGTCTTTCATCAACCACATTACTATAAGTTAAAGAACTGTTAAGATCCGCGCTGAGATACCACGCAGGAACATTGCATAATCTGCTTATTTCAGTTGCCAATGCTTGTTTTGCTTCGTTGTACATCATATCTTTGGGAGAGAAGTTAGTTGGCTCAAATCTGAGAGTGCTTGAAAGGTAAGCCGTGCTCCTCTGTTGTCTTGCCAACTTCCACGCGCCAAGAAGTCCAGTGATCTGTTCCTCTGGCAAATCTGCACCGCTGTTTTGAATATATCCTGAAGGCATTGGTGTAGCAGCTGCAATTGCGCTTGCCTTTTCTAAATCCAATGCGGCTTTGATAGTGCGACCACCTCGGCCCAATATCCCCAAAGAGTCGAGTGCTTGAAATGTAACAATACTTCCCAAACCGTTTTGTGGTCGCAATCCTGAGCCATCAACTGTGTAACCAACAACAAGTGTGTTGTTTGCATTTAATTTTTCTGTTATGCGATCAAATGAAACCCAAGCAAATCCTGACGGCCTGCCACTATCTGCAAATGTTTGTGTAACTTCCCAATACGCAACACCGTGCATAAATAAATCAGAAACCGTTGCTGCCATAGTTACTGCACGCGGTTGCCGGTAATCTGGTTGTTGCAACCAAAGTGGCTCCTCTAATTCTTGCCCTGTAGATTTTTTGTATAGATTTAAAGGCAAGCTGCCAATTACACCAGTGATAAGTGAATGGCAGCGCGAAACACTGGGAACGGCCAGTGCTTCAGTGCGTGTTACATATACGGCTGGATTAATAAATGAATAAGCAGCAACGCCATCCATAACTGGTGGCGCGTATTGTGCTTGTATAGTTGGTTTGCTTTCGGGGATTGCACTCTCAACCAAGCGCAGTGCAGACATTAACCCCATAGCATCAGTGTACGACAAATCGGGACAAAATAACCTTTAATGCTCTCGGCGTGTCTAATTGACATAAATGGCGGCAACTGCCTGCGGTTTGTTTGCGTACCAGATAACCATTGCGCTGGCAATAGCAGCTGCGACTTCACCGGCTGATTTTCGGCGCACAATTCGCCAACCGGAATCTGTGGTGCGCATTGCGCAAGAATTAACCGATTCGCTTAGTTCGTACTCATCCCCGTGTTCAATCCGATTGTGGCTCATTGCTGCCAACATTTCATCACACGCACTGGCAAAGAGTTGCCCTGAAATCTCCATTACGGGCACACCAGTGTGAGCCAACCTAGCTGCAACCCCTGCTGTGGTGTAGCGATCAAATAACAACATCTTTGGCCTAAATCGCTTAATGTGCTCATTGATCTCACTGGCCATTCTTAAATCATCAATTGAGGCTTCAGCCTTCCAAGTTTGTAAGCATTTCAGTTTGACCTTATCGCCAACCATCTGACCTGCCACCAATGCAGCGTGCCGACGGCTTGGGGATATATCCATTGCAAAAAATGTAGAGGCACCAGGCTCAAACACCATATTTTCAACCTTGCACGATTCCCACGCACCGATTGGCCAAGGGCTTGCCAAATTGTCCACCCATTGGGTAAGCATCTCAGTGCGCACTTGATTTGGATCACCGGTTCTAATTCGGTGCTCAAGTATCTCAGCAGTAATTGTGTGGCCAAGTGCAGGGTTGGCCTGCGCCCACGCTTTGCGATCGGTGATCTTAAGCGATGGGTGAGCACTCCATTCCAACCAGCGCAATGATGGGGTTTTGTCCTCGATGCCTTTTTCTCGCAATTGATTAAGTACCGTGCTGCCTTTATCGCCTGCGTTACTCACTGCAAGGATCTGTGAGGCTGGTTTGGCTTGGGTCGTGTACAACGCGGCATCCCACGCTTCAGGTTTAATATCTCGCAGCTCATCAATAAAAAAGAAATCAACCGAGAGTCCACGAGCACCTTCATTTGTAGCTGCGACCACAATGATCTCTGCGCCATTCTTAAATCGGATGCGCTCGTTGCCGTTGGTCGCGTAAGTTTTCTCCCACTTTACAAATAACTCTGGTGTTTCCTGAATCAGGTAATGGATCTGCCTAAATGTGGTCACGGCCATATTGCGGTTAGAACTCATCATTGCAATGTGCTTCTCACCAAAGAGATAGATGCCTGCGAGGATTCGGAGTTTTGCAAGTTCAGTTTTGCCGTTTTGTCTGGATACGCACAACCCGATTGTTTTGCCTACCCAATTGCCATCCTTCACCAACAACATATCCCCAAGGGCATTGATCTGCCACGGCATCAACTTAATCCCAATGGTTTCTGCAAACTCAATAACCTCAGGTGCTCTACTGGTTGCACCTTTAACTGGGCTGCTAAATATCCGCGGTGTAGGACTTCCCAGAATGCCAGCCCCCAATTTGTTTGCTTTAGGCTCGGTTAGTTCTGGTTGGTTTATATGTCCGTTTTGTTGGCTTTCGTAGTCATTAGCCGGTTTTGCGGGGTTTTCGGGTAATTGGAAGGAAAT